CAATACGATTTCAGCAAATACCCAATCAATAACCACAATAAATTTACACGATGAAGACATTAATGCGATATATCCAATTTCAATTATGGATTCAAGTGATAAATTTATTCTACGACTTGCTTACGATGAATCAGCATTATTTGATAGTATCTATTGTAAGGGCACTGTAGAGCTTCTCAATTTATTCGCATCTAATAACGAGTCTTCTCGGGTGGTTTCTTACTATTATTCATCAACAGATGGATCGTATAATACATTGGAATCCACAATAAACCAATCTAACGTACCTGATGTAGCGATAAAAGACATTGTTGAAAAATTTAACCCCATTGATTTTTATAAAATTGGAGGTAACAATGAAACGGAATCGGATGTAAATAGATGGGATTCTTTTTTGAATTCAGTTGACACAGAACATAAAATTGTCCAACAATATCATTTTGGACCATCAAGTTTGGATAATGATGGACATGTAACTTCTATACGAAGTTTTCACATTGTTTATGGTAGTAGTAATTTAAATGTATTAACGTTACATAATTATAAAATTAGTTCAATATTTGAACTTCCAAACAACATTTCGAACGAAATAGATCAAAGTCTTTACGTAAATAAATTACCTGATCATCATTATTATGAATATACTACAAACTTCATCAAATTAGACTGTGGAGGTTTGTTGTCGACTCATAATATTTTGATGAATGATGAAACATACAAGCCTATTGGTGATGTTAATGTTGGGGAATCTATAAAATCTTTTTTTATTTCTGGTTCACCACAAGTCGAGATCAATTCCCAAATTATGAACTGGACATTCGAAGGACAATATTTCCCAACTGGATCTGTTTTAACTTCTTCTGAAGTGGTGTTCAAAGATGAAAAACAACTTAAATATGGTGGAATCATAGAAATTATAGTTGATTCCGAATCTAAATTCATAGGTCCAAATAAACATTTTTTGGTTTATGATTCAGTAAACGATCTATCAAAATATAAACTTTCAGTTTATTTAAAACCTGGAATCGATTATTTGTTCGATATCGACGGCAACTTAATTGCTATTGATGATGTTAATTTTTACGTAACAAGTGAAACTGAATTGAAAATGATAGAACTTGATGCTGAAGACACGGATACTTACATTATTAGTGGGTCGACCCCTTTTAATGGAGTAATTTCTCACAATGCACCTTGTTTTGTCTCAGGAACTAAAATTACCATGTCCGATGAATCTCATAAAAATGTTGAAAATGTGGAAATCGGAGATGTAGTGTTATCTTATAATTTTAACACATCAACTGTTGAAAAACAAAAAGTGAGAGGTGTTGGTTCTAGAAAAGTTGATAAGATAGTTAAATACACTTTTGATGACGACTCTATTTTGGAATCAACCTTAGATCATCCATTATATTCACCTAACAATGGATGGATTTCGATGGATCCACAATACACATTCAATGTTTATAAATTGAAAACTACTGGATCAGAAGTAGGAGTAAAAATTTTGAGAATAAATGGTAATGTGTCAACTATTGTTTCGATAGAAATAATTGATGAACCTACAACTGTGTATAATGTTAAAACGGTAGAAAATAATCATAATTTCTTCGCAAACGATTTACTAGTACATAATCGTTGTTTTATTGCTGGAACAAAAATAACATTACCAAATGGAGAATATAAAAACATTGAAGACATCAGTGTGGGGGAAAAAGTTATGAGTTATAATGAAAACTTGAAAATCTGTGAGGAGGGGATTGTTGGCGATTTAAAATCTCACACTGTTAAAGATGTAATTGACATATCTTTCAATAATGTTGATACAATTACAACAACATCTGAACATCCATTTTTTGTAAAAAGTAGAGGTTGGGTGGATGCCAAAAGTTTAATTGTTGGAGACATATGTTTAAGAGACGATGACATGGAGAGTATGATTGTTGACGTTAAACAATATGAGAAAGAGTTTACCGTATTTAATTTACTTAATGTTTCTGAAAACCATAACTTTTTTGCAAATAAAATTTTAGTTCATAACAAATAATAAAAAATGACAAATCCTACATTATATAAAAAAATATCTACTACGGCAGTTGAGAATCGAACCACAAGTGCTTTGAGTCAAACTGAAAAAACTCAAGTAAACCAAACGGTATTGAAATTTTTTGAATTGTTTATTCAAAAACATTTGTAATGACACCTTTTGAGTATATTTCTACAAAAATATTTGTTAAGCTAAAACCGAGTAGAATTCAGGGTATCGGTGTATTTGCATTGAAAGATATTCCAAGTAGAACAAATCCATTTGAAATTTGGAATGGGAAGACAGGTATATATCCGATATCAGAATCTGAACTACTTTTATTACCTCAAGAATTATATACTCATATTAAAGACATATTCTTGTATGGTCCCGAATTTCCAACAGATACCCATACTTATGTGAAACTTACTCAAGGATGCCATTGGATTTATACTACACCATATTATTTTATAAATAGCGGATTCGATAAGTCCAACATAGATAAAGATACACTATTAACTAATCGAATAATTTATAAGGGGGAAGAATTACTAAGTAATTACGGTAGGTATGAGAGATTTGACAAAAAAGATTTACTATAATTTATTGTTAAGATGAAAAATGAAGTGGTCGTTTTTACGGAAAAAAACATTCATTTCAAAAATAACCCGAGATCTGTGGTTATGGATGCTGCTTCAAAGTCTTTGATGGAAATGTATTCATATATAGTTTGTCAAAATGGAGGGAATGTTTTAGATGTTGGGTTTGGTATGGGATTTTCAGCAAATGAAATGAGTAGTTTGGCTAATCACTATACTTGTATTGAAATTAATCCACAGATTTATGAAAAGGCTCAAGAATGGGCTAAAAATAAATCAAATGTAACTATTATATTTGGAGATTGGGTTGAAGTAATTCCGAGACTTAATCAAAAGTTTGATGGTATATTCATGGATACACATGATGACGTTAACTACGAAAAATTTGAAGATTATTGTAAAACTATTGCGAATGACAATTGTATTTTATCTATTTTCAATTATTTTACATTTAAAAAACAAAATGAGTTAAATTATTATGAATATAAAGTTGAGCCACATAAATTTACAAAAATAGTCGCTCCAACTCATACGATTAATTGGACATATTTTAAAAATGGGAATTTTCAAAAAGGAAATGGAGTTATAAAATTCAAATCTCCCACATCTGTCATATGACCCCAATAAAATTATCTGAAAAGTTTACAATATACGTAGGTAGATATAATAACGAATATTCTATTGAGGAATTTTTGAAGTATGTTGATTTAAATGATAGAATGGCGATACACACTAATGATAATTCGGTGTGGATTGAAATTGAAACAGAGTGTTTCCAATCAGTAAACTCATATATAAAAAAACAAATAGAAAGTATCACTAATAAAAAATTTATCAATTACGCTCAACATTATTGGGTTTATACTCAAAGGAAGGCATTTAACTTAGAATGGATGCATCAACATATCCAAGTTCACCCTCCTGGTAGGTCAAACATATTGTCAGATTATACTTTCACTTTTTATTTACAAACGACAGATGAAATAACTGGAGATGAAGGATGTATAGTATTTGAAGACGAAAATAAACAAAGACATAAATTTTTACCTGAAGTTGGGGATATTTTCATTTTTCCTGGTGATATAAGACATACTGCGATACCAACACCAAACTCAGAAAAAAAGAGAATAGTTTATGCTGGAAGTTTTTGTATTGATATATTCGATCAAAAAAAAATAGAAAAACAAATCATATGAAATTAATTGAAGAAAAAATCTTGTTGAGCCCGAGTTTATGTGACTACTTTATTCAATATTTTGAAAGTGGAGTTTTAGATGTTATCGAACGGGGAAAAAGATATGGAAGATGCGGACAGGAGGGGTTAGTATCTCATGAAGATATTCCCGAAGAGTTTTTTTCAATTTTTCCTGAATTAAACCTCAAACCTTTTATATTCTCAAATGAAGAGCAAGTCCATAACCTATTAGTTAGGAAATATGTTGTTGGTGATTCTTTTCCTGTCCACAGGGATAATAACATTCTTAATTATGATTCTGGAGATAAGGAAAGAGGAGAACGATATCGATCATATATTTTCCAGTTGTCTGATATTGGATCTTATATTGGTGGAGACTTAATGTTTGAAAACTATCTCGCTAACTCTTCCCGTGGAAATTGCGTTAGTTTTGATTCAAAATTACCACATTGGGTTAGTGAAGTGACGGAAGGAGTTAGATACTCTATGGTATTTTGGGCTAAAAAAAGTGATTTAATGTTACCACAAGAAATAATATAATGAATATGAAATTGACAAATGAACAATGCGGTGAAATCATATCATGGATTTCGTATTTTGGTAAATCTAACGTCAGATATTGTCCAGATGTATGTTCACCTGCGGGATTACATAAATCAAGATTGGATTATAACATTTGTGAAGTTAAACGAGAAGAATCTACACAATGGTTTTTTGATTTGATTTCAGAATTTTTGATGGATGATTATCCGAATAATAAAATTAAAGAAGGTAATTATTTTTATGCCCATGAATTTTTTACTGGAGGTAAATTTACCAAACATGTAGATAAAGAAAGACAAAACGATTGGGCTCTTGTTGTTGGAGCAAAATTAAATGATGATTTTGAGGGTGGTAGACTTATTACCTATGATCCTGATGGAGAGTTGGCGGTTGAGGTCGGGAATTTATATAAAATGGATTCCGAGGTCATTCATGAAGTTACTGAAATCACAAAAGGTGTAAGATATTCTTTTGTATACTTTATAACGTATAAAGAATTGGGGGTAGAACTAAAATTATTTTGATAATGGTAAAGTATATTCCATCTTTTCTAACAAATGAAGAAGTTAAATATTTCCTTGAAATGTTTAATGAGGAAAAAATGGACTACATTGGTGATGATGTTTATAAATTTTATTTTGTAGATTTGATGGGTAAGAATCTAAATGTCAATAAGTTTGACACATTTTCTTTCAAAAAGTTCAGAGTACAAATGGTAAATGAAACTATAAACCAAATTGAAAGACCTCATTCACATTTGAATCCGTGGTCTTTTATTATTTTTCTAAATGATGATTTTGAAGGAGGAGAAGTTTTTTTTGAAAAAATTGAATATAAACCTAAGATTGGTGATATGATATATTTTAGTGGAGAAGAAAAACATAAAGTTAATAATTGTATTGGTAATAGATATACTCTTATTGGATTTATGTTAAATAACCCTCTTAACATCAATATCCCAAGACAATTTATATGAAAAAAAAATTATTAATAACGTTAGGGTGTTCATTAACCGAGGGGGTAGGGTGTTATGACCCTGAAACTTTGCCTTCCGATATGATTGATGTGGTCACACACAAAAAAGGATCGGAAGTTTATAGTATGAATCGTGAACGGTTTCATAAATATTCTTGGCCGTCTATACTTCAGAAACATTTGAACTATGATTTATTAATTAATTTAGGATTCGGTGGGTCCTCAACTTCGGGTAACCTGAAAGTTTGGTTCGAAAAATATTATAATAAAACTTTTATAAATGAATATGATGTATTGGTAATTTGGTTACTTCCCGAACCGAGCAGATTTTCGTTTTATAGAGACTCCTCAATAAAAAATATTATTCCATACACACGTAAATATTTTTTCAATACCGATTCATATGATTTAGGACAAGAATATGTCAAATTTATTAAAAATATCGAATATGATACAGTATTAGAACAAATTTTTTATCTCAAAATATTTGAAGAACATTGTAAATTTAAGAAATATAATTTTCTTTATACCACTCTTTCTAGTAAAAGGTTTAGATTTTTTGAAAACATGTATGACACCACAAATTTCATGAATTTTGAAAATGGTATTTTACCTGATTATTCCGATAATCTTCATATGAAATCAATAGTTTGTGACCATCCTAATGAAAAGGGTTATGAATATATTGCAAAAAAAATTTTTGATTGGTTAAAATTGTATCGTCCTGAATTAGTTGAAAATAATACTCCAAAAAAATTTGAATCAATTTGGGACGGGAATCCTTTAACTAATCATTTCAACCAAAATAAAACTTTCATTTAATATTATTCAAAGTTGGGTCAGTATAATATAATTGAAAATTTGAAATATTGGGATTGTAATAGATTTGAAACTTCGGGATATGACTCTGAGTTAAATAATAGGAAAAACAAAACCCTTAGTACATCTGGGTCAGATCAATCTGGTTTATGTATTTACAAATACAATGAGTTAGGATTCCGAGGAAATCCCATAACAAACCAAGGATTCAAAATAATGTGCGTTGGTGATTCAAACACAGAAGGTGTTGGAGTAAATTATGAGGACACATGGTCATATCAATTTAGTAGATTGATTCCTAATGGTGTTAACATTAATTTTGGTATGGGAGGGAGAAGTAACGATTTTATTTGTAGAACTCTGTTATCCTTTTATGATTTAATAAATCCAGACTTAGTTCTTATTATGTATACATCTCCCCATAGGAGGGAATATTACACAAATGATAATGGTTTAATCCCTTTTATGGCAACGTGCCAATGGGGGTATACCGAGGAAACTGAAGAAGGTATTGAATTACAAAAAAATTTGATTTCAATTCAAAATGATAATGAAGACTTTATGAATTGGTATAAAAATCATCTCCTGATAAAATATTTTTTACAAACAAAAAATTGTAATTGGTTGTGGAATGGGTGGTTGGGGGTGCCTTCAATATACGATGAATATAATCGTTTTGATGGGGGATACGGAAAATTTACAGATATGGGCACTGATAATGTTCATCCAGGACCAAATCATAATCGTAAATACTCTAAATTACTTTTGAAACATATAAAAGATAATTTTGAAAATTACATCCCCAAATATGGTAGTTTAATCTAAAGTTTTTATTTTTTTGACTCGATTGAAACCTAGTTTTTCCCAAAAATTGACGGCGCGATGATTGAATTCTTCGGTATAAAGAACAATCTGATTATGACCTGATTTATATCTATCTAACATTGTCTGTTGAATGAACCATTGGGATTCTCCGTGAATACGTTCGTTAGATACAAATGCATTGTAAAGATATTCGCCAGTATACCAAACATGACCTATTGGTAAATTCATCTTGGATAATAGATATAGTGAATCATTTTTGTGTAATCTTTTTTTTGCTTCCGATATATCCCACATTCCATCCCATTTGATTTGTGAATTGAATTTATCAATTGAAATTTGTATTTTATCTAAAAACAAGATATAGTTGTGATAATCAATTTTGGAAATGGACAAATTATATGAATTTATTTCAATAATTTGGAATTCGGAAAATTTATCAAATTCATACCAAATAATTTTATCCATATTAAGATTCATGAATTAATTTTATTTAATTTCTATTGTCAATATAAATCATAATTTCTCGATAGTATGGTATGAAGTTTTCATCCCAAATTTGATTAGTAATATCAACTCCATCGAATGAAATAATTTTGAAATTAGGGAAAACTCGTAAATATAAATCCCTGAAAACAGTGAATTTGGATTTCATCCAAGGTTCGCCTAAATGCCATTCCCCAACTATTTTTTTCACATTATTTTTTATCCAAAATAAATTTTCGACTGTGAATATGTCGTATTCACCTGTTTCACAATCAGTTTTCAAAAAGTCGATTTTTTGTATATTATAATCTTCAATAACTTTTTGGAAAGTTGTTGAATATAAGACATCATTGTTTGTATTTTCAAATACAAATTTAAAATCAAATTTGCCGATTTTATCAGATATCCCTTTGTTTATATGTGTGACGTTTCCATGTCTTGTATTCATTACCAATGTCTTGAATTCTTCAAAACTTGGCTCAAAACAAAAAACATGTTTTGGATTTCGATCTAAAATCGAAAAAGTAAATGGGCCCAAACTAGCTCCTATATCGAAAACGATATCACCTTCTTCGACTTCGAAAAATCTTTCGTAGATTTTATCTTGAAAAATTTCTTTAGTTACGGTTTCTTGAAACCCATTGTAACATTTAGGTTCCCATATAAAATTTTCTAAATTCATACAAGTAAATTTTTAATTTGATTTATTACCATTTCTGATGTGATGGAAGTGTGACACTCGAATTGCCTTGAAGTCCCTTTGTGTAGAGGGCACCAGTTCCAATCGCCTTTATCGAACGTGAAATCAGCGTTATTCCAACAACTATTACATACGTTAGGATTTGTAATTCTTGTGCAGTTTGAAGTAAACTCATGATCTTTTTCTGTGAAGTTACTAATCATGACTACGTGTTTTCCTAGTGCCCAAGATAACCAAGACAATCCGCTTGAAAGACCGATAAAAAAGTCACTATGATGAATAACATTCATTGTATTTTCAATAGATGTGTCAAAAATCTTTTCGCAATTATTGAATGCATTATCTTCCTTAGATACATTGATCACTTTATATCCGATGGAAGTTAAATGATTTATTAGTTCTTGCCATCCGTCCCTTGTCCAAAATTTACAACCAGCGGTAGAGTTGGTTGCAATTGTAATATATTTTGTATCATATGGGTTATCTTTTGGGGTGAATGAAATTCTTGGCCTAATTTCTTCAAATGGTAAACCTAATATGTTTGTTGCAGCTTTCTGTAATGGAATTGTGTTCGGCAAAGCTGGTTCTTTATTAATGTCGTAAAACCAGCCGAGGTTATATTGACCAAATATACCATGAACTATACTTCCAGGTTCCACAAATTCTAAATTCGGATAAACATCCTTAAATAACTTGTTCCAATAAGTGCAAACTGTAACGTCACATTGATGAATTTCTCTAAATTTTTCAACATAGGGTAACCAAGCAATATTGTCACCCAAAGATTTACTATCGAAGTTTATAAAAACTCGAAGTCCTTTATAGTCTAAAGTTTTATCATATATCAAATCTCCATTCTCAAATATTTTTGTTCTCCAACGGGTAAAATATTGTCTATTTAATTTTATCCAATGATTTGATTTAATGACATTGTGATAATGACAATAATTTTCTTCGTCGAACAACATGATGCTAAAATCGCTATCACTTTCTCCTTTGATTTCTAAGAAAGGTTGGTTAATAAAATATTGGGTTATTGAAATATTTGGATCAATCATATTATTTTTTTTGATTTCATTAGACATTATTTTTTTATAAAAAATATAATGAGTATCTGCAAATTTCTCTAAAGAACCTTTAGTCTCATTATATTTTCTTTCTGAACTTATTAGATCTCGTAATATTTGAACATTTCTTTCCAAATCTTCTTCGAGATTTACAATGAATGGATCAAACATTTCCATGTATTGTGGTAAATTACGGCAAATAATTTTTAATCCATAAGAAGCCGCTTCTCTCACAACTAATGGATTACATTCCCAAGTTGAATTGAAAATAAAAACATCTGAAGCTTTCATAAATGTTTCAATGTCTCCTCTTTCTCCCCAAATATGAACATTGGAAGGTAAATTCAACATTAATGGTTTCCAATATTCCTCAAAGTTTGGGGCTTGATTACCCACGAAATGGAATTCAACTCCCTCAGATTGAAAATATCTTGCGATATCGATAGCTTCCTTTTGATTTTTTCCTTGTGACCATAGCCCAACACTCAATACATGAATTTTTGTTGGGTCAAAGTCCAATTCCATTTGCGCGTTTGTCTGATCTTCTTTATTTCTGAATTTATTTTCAATCGGAAATTCCATTACCTCAGTTGGAGAAGACACATTTTTGAATGTTTGTTGTTCATGAAATGGAGTACAAAACGCATAACCATCAGGATCATATTTTTTCATTAATTCTGGTTTGAACCAAATGTTGTGACAAGTTTCCACAATTCTCCAAGTTCTATCATTATCATACAGAGCTTTCATTACAGTTCCCGAAACTTTGTTAAATGAATCAAACCCCTCTAACATTTCATCCACATGCACAATATCGATATTATTTTTTTTGATGATGTCAATTAATTTCAGTGAATCGGTGTCATTGTTATTACCTAATGAATTTAGAGTCCAAAATCTATTGTCGGGAATAATATTTCTGATAATATCTCGCTGAACGGTATATGTCGAGGAGTATAAACAATATTCAACAACATAAATTTCAATTTCTGGATAATTTTTTTGTAACGATTGGATTCTTTTCAATAGGTATGCTGGCATTCCTCCAGTCGATAAATGTGGGGCCAAATAAAGTATTCGGAGTTTTTTGGAAAACTTGTCTGAAAAAAACTCATTATTACTGTCGTTCCAAGGTGAGTTTATCAATAAATTCTCAGAAATTGAAGTATCACTTACTTCAAAATTTAATTCTGAAAATGATTTATATGTAAATTCAGGATTAACTATCGTTGCATTATAAAATTCTCGATTCACCGAAGCAAAATAATCCATAAATTTAAATTCTCCTCCGATTAAATTATTACCCAAATTCACATAATGATTTGGTATACCATAAGCGTCTGATACAATTAAACCGTGTAAACTGGAGGATAAAATAAATTCACATTCTAATAATTGATCTATAAACTCATAAACACCAGATGTAATATTGACAATTTTCACCCCCAAATCTTCTAAGTGGTTAATTGTTTTCAAACTTGAATCTGATTTGAAATCTGAATAGTGGGGAACAACTCCATATTTATATCGTTTTTCAAAACTCGGGTTATACTTTTTTGGAAAAAGTAATGCGGGGTCACCAAATACATTTGGAACATCCCACCCATTTTTCAACAAACAATTTCTTGTTAGAGGACCTCGAACCGCATAAACTTTTTGTGGTATTTCACCAATACTATAAGGGTCTAAACACCCTGACCCCCACACATAATCATTCGATTTCGTAAATAAAAGGTTACTACCTACGGATAAAATTTTCCCATTTTTTTCAATCATTTGTCTTTCAGGATCGAAATGAAATACATCCATATCGTCTAAAGATTTTTCGGCAAAGTGAGTCAAAATATGTTTTGATACGATATCTCCCCAATTATTTTCAGGTTTAATATATTCGTATTTTCTTATATAGAAATATTTTTGGATGTCATGCATCATCATTTCCATTATTTCGGGATCTTTTTCTCCGTGAAAAAATAGGATTTGTTCTTTGATTGCAGGAGCTCTTAACCAATCCCCTAAAAAGTTTAAAACATCTGGGCCTTTATACTCAACTTCGGTGAACATCTTCTTAACAGTTCCTAAAGTTCCGTTGACATAAAGGTATGGAAGCCCGATGTCTATTTTGCGTTTCCAAAGTAAAACATTCAGGATTGTTTCCTCATCATATGGGGCGTAATGGCTGATGTTTTGTTGAATCTTCGGATGTGTGCACATCCAATGCCATTCATCAAGGAAATCCAAAGTATTTTGTCCAGCAACGAAGTAACCCGTCTGTCTATATAATTTTCTGACAGACTGATCAACCTCAAAAAGTTCACAAGCATTGTGTTCCAACGTATCACATAATTCTCCACCTAAAGGACCTCCTTTACCTCTCCCATTATAAGTAAGGTATTCATAGACACCTTCGACAAAATATGGAAAAAATGATGTTCGGTCATAGTAATAAAAAATTGTGTCTACTAAAGGTGTTGCGACTGAATCACTATCAACATAGCAAACATTATGAGCGTATTTCTGAAGAGCGTCTTTAATTATAAGAGGTCTTTGTATTAAAATTTTATATATTGTTGGATTTTTCCTATCAATATAAAAATTGCCGCCAACCGATAGATATGAATTTTTATCTAGTTGATCAATTTCACAATTCCATCTTACAACTGTCACGTTTTCCACATTTATTTTTTTATTGGAGTTAATCAAATAAACTATAATTGGAATTCCACTATATCTTCTGATTGATTTGACACACATTGTGACAACATCCAAATAATTTTCAGTGCAATATAAAACAAACGCTTTATCTGGCTTGGATTGATTTTTATCTGTAAAATAATATCCGTATTCATTATTTGAATAGATCATTTTTAACTTGGGGTATCTTAACGACATTACCTCAGGAGTTAAATCAGGTTGATGATGGGTTTCATATTTATTCCCGAAGTATTCACCTTGTTCCATTAAATAAGGAACTGCAACTAAGCAAGTTTTGAATTTGGAGTGTATTCTATCAATCAAATCAACTGCTTGAAGTTCTGATAAATGTTCCAGTACATCTCCTAAAATTAAAAAATCATATTCACTGAAGTCAAAATTACATATGTCTCCAATGAATACGTTGTCATATTTTTCTTGTAAATTAAATTCCTTAACATATGGTTCCCAAATTTCAACACAATCCATTTGATAACCAAATTGTCTTAATAAGTCAGAATATGTTCCTTTACCTGGACCAACATCTAAAATCTTGCTGTCCAAAGGAATGTTTGCAATTATAAAATCCCTTACTTCCTCCTTATAAAATTTATAACTTTCTGGCATCTTATTTAATAATTTCAATTAATTTATTGAAAACTTGAATAACGTTTGGATGACAAACAAATTCTGATTTGTTTTCCAAACATCCAATCAACGGAGGGATTCCTCGAATAGAATTCCATTCTTTCACTCCATATCTCATATCAGACGCACAAGCGATTTTACAAGCACCATCGACATAATGATATTTGTAGTCTTGTGAACCATTTCTGTAAGGGGCCCTTAATTTATGGTTTATCGAACCACCAAGTTGAATAATATTTGCATCCGTAGTTCCTGCTAAATGTAGAATGCCTGAATCCATTGTAACAACTGCCAGACTTTTTTGTATTAACCACCAAGTTTGAGAAATTGATGTCAGGTTCATCAAATTCAATCCATCTCTAATTGGGAAATCAAAAATTGGTTTTTGAACTTGGTGAAACCCATCCTCGTGGGAAGTTCTACCAACCGAAATAACTGAAATCCCATAATCGTTCAACATGGTTGTAAGTAATACCCATTTTTCTCCTGACCAAGTTCTTGATGGCCAAGATTGAACGGGATGTATCACAACAAATTTTTCAGGTAGATCAGGTATTGGTTTCCATTCATCGGGGAAAAAATCCATTTGACACTCCTCGGGTAAAAGTTGAAATCCAAGACCTGCGGCATGAAATTGTCTAATATCCATCACGTTATGTCTCAAACCGAGATCATATTTGTTCTCTAAGTTGGGGGCAAAACTTACTAGCAATTCATAATTTTCTTGTAATTCCTCCCTATTGGAATTATCTGTATTGTAAATTTTATTTACATACTTGTTGTTTTTAAATAACTGAGGGAAATCAGTCAATACAGAGATTCTTTTTCCGTATACGTCAAAAAGTTTTCTCAAAGATGGAGTGGAACAAATTGTGTCTCCGAGTCCTTTACATAAGTGTAAATCTAATAATGGTTCTTTCATATTAAAAAAATATATGAAAGACTGAGGTCAAAATCTATAAACTAATGGTGTGTTTATCTAGTTTTTTTCTCAGAATTGTATAATTTGAGAAGTTTGAGAGAATCTTTATAACGTTTTTCCAATCTGTCAAGTTCTTCTACAGTTACACAAGTGTCACATGCTGCCTCATATTGGTCTTGAGCTTCCTTGATAATATTTTGTATTGTCTTCAAGAGTTTCATACATCAATAAATATTATCCAAGGTCTACTTTATTTGTTTTTTTAGAAAACTATATTTTGGGATGAGTAAAAACCTTTAGACTGGTTATTTATATTATACAAAAAAATTTTTATGTCGAGTTGTAGTACAATCTTAAATAGTGGGTATACAGGGTTTGATTCAATAACCCAAGTTTATGACTTGGACTTTACGGGATTGGCTAACGGATCCTCTATTGACATTACAGTTGGTTCTATAGAAAGACCTGATTATTTCACAGTCAAAATTGATGGAACTCCTGTTGAAAATTCTGGATGGATAGGATTCGCAACCTACCCTGGACCTTGGGGAGCAACTCTGAGTGGACCAACTTCGTATTTTTTTTCAACAATTACATACGATAATACAAAGTCATATTCAGTTGATATTCTTATTGGACCAGCAGATCCAGGTGCACCTACTACCGATGCGTATGATATTGAAGTTGATTGTGGTCCAGCACCAACGCCAAACCCAACACCAAATTCAACCCCACCCCAAACACCATCAAATACACCTACTAACCAAACACCAACGCAAACTCCAACCAATACTGAAACTCCAACTCCGACACCAACACTAACTCCTACTCAAACTTTGAGTACTGCTACATGCTGGATTTTACCTTCAGTTCCATTTGGAGGATGCAGTGTCCAATATATCAACCAGTTTGGCAACACAATAAATTTCAATATACCACCTGAAGATGCTGGTTTATGTTATACACTTTGTGCTGTTTCAATACTTAGTGATACGTGTAATTTTAACAATTTAGGGATTAGTTGTCTTGACAGTCAATGTGACTGTAATCCTCCTGCACCAACAGAAACACCAACTCAGACTGCTACTCCAACAGAAACACCTACTCAAACTGCGACACCAAGTGCAACCGTAACCTCGGGATTGAGCCCTACGCCAACAGAAACCCCAACCACAACTCCAACAGAAACATCAACTCAGACACCAACTCAGACTGTTACTCAGACTAATACATCAACAAGTGGGTTATCACCAACACCTACCGAGACTCCAACAACAACACCTACCGAGACTCCAACACAAACACCAACTGAGACTATTACACAAACACCTACTCAAACTCCAACACAAACACCAACTAACACATCTACACCTACAGAAACACCTACTCAAACTCCAACTCAAACACCAAGTCAAACTTCAACCCAAACACCGACTAATACGTCTACACCGACAGGGACACCAACTCAAACTTCAACCCAAACCCCAACTAAAACATCGACTCAAACTCCAACAAATACTTCAACTCCAACTCAAACATCGACTCAAACTCCAACAAATACTTCAACGTCGACTCAAACTCCAACACCAACACAAACTCCAGGTTATACTGTCCAATTCCAAGATTGTACAAACAGTTTAAATATATTCAGATTTTTTGACATCCCGATGACACTAACTCCAGGGTTGGTGTATTATATAAGTGGAGGAGTTGAATTTGAAGGATGTGCAACGGTTGTTGCAACAACTGGCGCAGGAGCTTTATATGATGGAGGTGGATACAGTTTTACTCAGACCGCGTCTGGATGCGCTGACGCAGTTTGTCCTACAGAATCTAATGTTGCCGCTTTATTATATAAATGTTCTAATGGATCGGTATTTTATGCTAACGTAAAAGAAGATACTGCATTCTTTGGAGCGGCTTATCTATATAACGGAGAATGTTATAGTTTTGTTGAATTCTCAGGTCCAGGTGGACCTGATTTGAATGATCCTGATTTTGATGATTGTTCATTTTGTGTTCCGACTCCAACACCTACTAACACACCACAACCTACTCCAACTCAAACACCAACCGTATCACCTTCACCTTCCGCATGTGCATTTACTGATTTTTGTTTCTATACAACTTTACCTTCTTTTTCAGGGTATAATGGAAATTATGAAGTAGCAGGAACTTACAACTCAAGGTTATATTATTCTGGAGATGGTTTGACCTCTGCTGTTATTTACCACACTGGTAATTATTGGTGTTTGAGTACATCATTGGGAGGTTCTTGTTTGTTGAGAGGGTCTTACCCTTGTAAATCTCAGTGTCCTGATATTTCAGCCAATGATTTCAGTGGAGGGGTTTGTCCGACACCAACTCCAACCGCAATAGATTGTTCGACGTTCGACTTCGACGCATATTTCGATTGTGCTTACGTTCCTCCTGTAACTCCAACTCCAAGTATAGCTTGTGATGACGTAAACTTTACAATATCATCGTTTGGAGTAACTCCAACCCCTTCACCAACTGGAAATTTTTGTAGTGGAGTTGGTATTAATTTCAGTCTGAGTGGATATAATCCTTCAACTCCAACGGTAACTTTGACTCCATCGGTGACTCTCACTAAAACCGTTTCAATCGAAGGGGTAGTGACCTATGGAATTATGGATCAAACTTTCAGTTGTGTTTCAGTAAAAGTTCTCACGGATTGTGGATCAGGGGAAGAATTCTATACCGCAGATTCTCTGTCTTTCGATGGAACCCCTGTGGTTATTGGAATGACAATGTTTGTTCAAGTTAATGGTGTAAATCGATGCGTAGTTTACACTCGAGACGATAAGAATTTATCTTCAAATAGTAATTTGGGGGCTATCACTCAGATATATGCTTCTTGTGAATATTGTAGCACCATCCCAACTCCAACACCAACTACGACATCAACGCCAACCAATACTCCAACATCAACTGCGGGAATTACTCCAAGTGTGACAGCTACACAAACTGCGACACCATCTCAGACCGCAACCGTTGGAACAACACCTCCTCCAACCCCTACACAAACAAGTTCGCCAACGGCTACCAATACTCCAACACCATCTATAACTGCGTCGCCATCGGCAACACCAAACTTCTTGTATGTGTATCAATCTTGTAACAGAATTGGTGGGGGAGTGGGAAGCTTTACTCAAGTAATTCAAACACAACCAGTTGGTTTTACTATTGCGGTCAATGAAGTGTTCAAAGATACTAACGGAAATTGTTGGTATTATGTTGGGCAATTTAATACATCTTACATTGCTCCTCCAAAAGTTACTCCAATCAACTTTGGAGGGAATTATTTTACAGGTGTTCCGAGTCAGACCTACACTGATTGTGTCACTTGTGCAACAGCTAACCTCGGAACATTTGGAAATAGCGGAGTTAGTAATGTGAGTGTTGCCGACGCTTGTTCCGACGCAATAATTAACCCTAAGACATTATATTCTAACTGTACAGAGATAAATGTGGGATGTATATTATATGACAACTCTAATTTGACAACAGTGGTTAGTGAGATATATGTATTCCACCAAGGTGCAAACTGGGATCTTAATGGATCAGGTGTTGTAACTGGATTATCATCAACACAATGTTAAACAAAATTCGAAATGGAAGTTCAATGTACGATAAATAATATAACAGGACAAACCCCTTACGACATATATGTTTGTCAAACGGATGGTAGTGGTTGTTTTTATATTTCAACTATAAATAGCTCATCTTTCCCTTATGTGTTTAACATACCAGCACCATACAACACTTCGCCAAATTATATGATCAAGGCAATTGATGCAAATAACTGTATTATATCAGGAAGTAGTGCGGTTCAATTCTTTCCAACTCCCACACCAACTCCTTGGGATTTCTGTTACGAACTCGATGGGGGATTCAACAATCAAGCTGAGGTTGTTACCGAAGATTTGAGTGGAAGACTAATTTATGGTGGTTTATTCACAACATATAGTGGTCAATCTTATAACCGAATAGTTCGATTGAATGGGAATGGAAATATTGATTATACATTCAATATTGGGACTGGATTTAATTCTGATGTTAATGAAGTTAGAGTACAAAGTGATGGTAAAATATTGGTTGGAGGTAATTTTACTTCATATAGTGGATCTTCAGCTAATCGAATCATTCGATTGAATAATGATGGAACCATTGATAACACCTTTAACAGTGGAGTAGGATTTAATAATACTGTTTGGGTTATTAAAGTACAAACTGATGGAAAAATATTAGTTGGTGGTATATTCACACAATATGATGGTAATTTATTCAATGGATTAATAAGGTTGAATAGTAATGGTAGTGTTGATAATACTTTCAGTATTGGAACAGGTTTCAATACTGCAGTCTTTGATATCGTTATTCAAAGTGATGGTAAAAAACTAATATTCGGTAGCTTTACGACCTTTAACGGGAACTCTCACAATCGTATTCTGAGGTTGAACGATAATGGAACGGTAGATGGCACATTCACAACAGGCACAGGATTCAATGGAACTACATATTCTGGTTTGGTTCAAGATGATGGTAAGATAATGGCTGTGGGGGCGTATTTCGAATATAGTGGACAGACTGCTCGTCAAATAGTCAGATTGAATAGTAATGGAACTATAGATAACACATTCAATTCTGGATCTGGATTTGACCGAACATCAGGTCTGACATTTACATCTGTCGTAATTCAAGATTCTAGTAAATATTTTATCGTTGGTGATTATGACTCATATAATGGAACCACTGCAAATGGACTGATTCGATTGAATAGTGACGGGTCAATTGATAATACATTTAACACGGGTACTGGGCTTCTTTTCGCTGGTACATCATATAATTTAGGTCTAATATTATCCAACTCTACATATCTTTTGGTTGGCCAATTTACTCAATATAATGGATATGAAGTGAATGATGTGGCTTATTTGAATCCATTTGGTACTTTATTGAATTGTCCTCAATTGACACCAACACCTACTGCAACGCCAACATTGACCCCAACAAATACACCAACAACTACAAGAACCCCAACAAATACACCAACAACTACAAGAACCCCAACAAATACACCAACAACCACTTCAACTCCAACAACTACACCAACAACTACAACAACTCCAACTAATACTTCAACAATTAATATTACACCTACTGCGACGCCAACAAATACAACAACAACTACAACAACTCCAACGCCATCCCCTACGTCTGGTGGATTTACACCATTCGTTTCAGTTTGGAATACTTCGAATACTAGTGTGGGGTCGAGTGCTTCAAATCAGATTGCATTACCGCTTCAATCAAGCGGAGTTTATAATTTTGTTGTGAATTGGGGTGATAGTAACACCAACACAATCACGTCTTGGAACCAACCTGAAGTGACTCATACTTACGCAAGTCCTGGCCAATATACAATTACAATTAGTGGAACTTGCGAAGACTTCGGATTTGGAGGAGGAGGTGATAGGAATAAACTTCTGACTATTATATCTTTCGGGAATGTGGTTTTAGGTGATATTACAACACAATTCTCCAACTGTTTTAATTTAACTTTGACTGGAGTCACTGATACTCCTGATTTATCATCTATGACTACATTAGCGCAAATGTTCTATGGATGTAGTGGGTTGACTACAATTAACAATATAAATTTGTGGGATGTAAGTAACATAACTAACATGCTGAGCATGTTTCAAGGGGCAACTAATTTTAACGATGATATAAGTTCTTGGGATGTTTCAAACGTGACTAATACGTCTTACATGTTCTCAGCGGCACAAGATTTCAATCAGGATATTGGTAGTTGGGATGTTTCTAATGTTACAAATATGGGGGGTATGTTCCAATTTGCAAGTAGTTTCAATCAAGATTTGAACACTTGGAACGTATCAAGTGCTACAACTTTTTCCTATATGTTCCAAGGAGCAACAGCATTTGATAGCAACATTAGTTCTTGGAATGTTTCGAACGCCACAACTATGGTTCAAATGTTCGATCAAGCAACTTCATTCAACCAAAGTATAAGTGGATGGAATGTATCTAACGTCACAACCATGATTGGTATGTTTGGTTCTGCATCATCATTCAACCAAAATATTGATTCTTGGAATGTTTCTAACGTTACGAACATGGCGTCTATGTTCACTAATGCGGATAGTTTCAATCAGAGTTTGAATAGTTGGAATGTTTCTAATGTTACGAACATGGCGGGAATGTTTAGTTTGGCCAATGTATTCAATGGAGACATAACATCTTGGAATGTTTCAGGGGTGACCAATATGGGCCAAATGTTTCTATCTGCAGTTAGTTTTAACCGAAATATTGGTAGTTGGAACGTTTCAAATGTAACAAATATGGGTCAAATGTTTGCTTCAGCGTCAATCTTCAATCAGGATATTAGTTCTTGGGATGTTTCGAGTGTAACAGATATGGGATCGATGTTTAATAGCGCTTTAGCATTTAACCAAAATATTGATACATGGGATGTTTCGAGTGTAACAGATATGTTCTTCATGTTTTCTAATGCAAATAGTTTTAATCAAAATCTTAATAGTTGGAACGTTTCAAATGTAACTACAATGGAGTTAATGTTCTATGGTGCGGACAATTTTAATGGAAATGTCAGTAATTGGAATGTATCAGGAGTAACAAGCATGGCAGGAATGTTTTGGGACGCGACTACATTTAATCAAAATATTGGTGGTTGGGATGTTTCAAATGTCACCGATATGAGTAGAATGTTCCGAAGTGCGGCGGCATTCAATCAAAACATCAGTGGATGGGATGTATCTAGTGTCACTAACATGCTAGAAATGTTCTATTTGGCAGCAAACTTCAATCAAAACATTGGTGGATGGGATGTTTCGAGTGTAACAGATATGGAGGGAATGTTCAATAGTGCAAGTATTTTCGATCAAAATATCGGAAGCTGGGATATTTCTAATGTGACTAATTTTGTAGATTTCATGAACAATAAAACATTTACGAATTATAGTGCAACTAACCTTAATGCTATTTATAATGGATGGAGTTTGTTGACCCTACAACCTAATATAGTGATCGATTTCAATACAATAAAATACACTGCTGCTGGACAATCAGGAAGAAACATTTTGACAGGAGCCCCAAACAATTGGTCAATTACTGACGGAGGTATATAAATAAAAAAATTATGAGTCGACAAGTAACAATAACTTCAGTAACCGCAAACACACCAGTTGATGTATATTACTGTAATGCATTTAGTGCGAGTTGTGTGTCTGTTGGAACGGTTTCAACTTTTCCTTTCACCTTTACGGTTCCCTCACCTAATGATGAGACAAACATTGTTATCAAAATTGAGGACAACAATGGTTGTATCGATGGAGAAGTAATTTATATAACACCGACACCAACATCTACAGTTACTCCGACAGTAACTAAGACTCCCACAAACACCCCTACAATAACTAAGACTCCTACAAATACTCCAACACTTTCACCTACAAATACTCTAAGTCCGACTACAACTCCTACGTTCACTCCGACACCATCTACTACACCAAACTTTGGATTACATTTGGTTGGTCAAAACACATTTCCTACTTCAGCAAATACTTGTAGTGATACTTTTACATCGGTAAATTATTATACCTATATAAGTCAAGCAAATACTGTTCCTGTTATCGGAGCTGTGATTTATCAGACAGCTTTCGGGGGATCTTTATTCAATCCATACAATGGTAATAATAGATTCACCAAGTTTACTTTCGGAGGTAATAATTACGCGGTTCAGGTGGACACTAGTGGAATGATAACAAGTTTTGTTGCGTGTCCATAAACTTCACAAATGTATACAAAATATTGTGAGTTCTTATAATTATAAGATATAATAAATTATTAGATGTGTACTTGTTTTTACATTGAAGTCCCATTTGAATTGTCCACCAGTGGAGGGCAACAATTGTATGTTGTGTATACAGATTGTAACGGAGTTACTCAAAATACAAATACCGCGACTCTCCCAACAATAAATATTTCAGGAGGATTTGCATTCTATGTTTGTTCATTTTTATCTAATGCTCCGACTTTCAAATATGGTTTTTTCGGTGATATCGAAGTAATTGGTGGTATTACAGTTACAGACACTGGAAACAGTTGTATTGATGATTCGAGTTGTTATCCCTCAGTCACACCAAGTCAAACTGCAACACCAACCAACACTCCAACAAATACACCAACCCAAACCGCGACTGTAACTCCAACAAGCACACCGAGACCTACTCCAACAATTACCTCGTCTCCAACGGTAACACCAACTCAGACAAGAACTCCGAATGCAACTCCGTCTCCCACACCAATTTTGTGTGGACAAGCTTTCACTTCGGTAAACCCTGGTAGCACTTATTTCTATACCGATTGTTGCGGAAATTTCCAACAAGGGACAGAGAGTGGTTTATCCATAACAATGGATTATACCAAGCCATCGAATGGGGTTGTGAAGTTGAACGTGACGGCTTCGGTCAGTTGTCCAACACCAACACCAACCAAGACTCCAACTCAAACACCAACTGTAACAACCACACCTACAGTAACACCAACCAATACAACCACACCTACCTTAACGAGAACACCAAGTCCGACTCCAACTAATAGCCAAGTTTTTTCCTTAAGAAACAATTGTGAAACTTTCACTCTATTTGATATGGGAGTTTCCTGTTTACCAATAGTATATCCTAACTCATCGAGTTCTTTGGATGGAATATTATCATTAAGAATTACAGGAGGAACAAGTCCATATTCAATTTATTGGGCAGGTGGACAAAGGACACAAACATTGGTTGGAATACCACAAGGTAACTATGAAGTCACCGTTGTTGATTATTATGGTGACTATACTGCATCTACAATTTGTAGTCTATTCCCTCCAACACAAACAATCACACCTTCACCAACAGCAACTCCTACAGTTACACCATCTGGTGTTTGTCCTCAGTTGTGTCTAATAGCTATAAGTGATTCTACATCATACGGACCACTTCAATTCAATTGCAACGGAATGAGAAATGGAAGAACTACTTGGAGAACGTCAAATGGTCAGTATAACATCGTATGGAATCCTGCATCTGTAAGATGGGAGGTCACAGGATCGGATCCAACTGTATTGTTTAATCCAGTTGGTGGTGGAATATTTGCTAGCACGTCTACATCAATGGTTCCACTTTCAGCGTGGGGTATTATTGGTGGGGTAAATACATATAATTTGACAATGACTCAAGGAACTTGTCCTCCTGTTATCCCTGTACAAGTAAGTTTGACAGTTGATAATAGTTCTTGTAATACTGTTTCTAATTGTGATGGATCTATTACGGTTAACGCCACATACGGATATCCACCATATCTATTCTCGATAAACAATGGATCGACTTACCAATCAACCAATACTTTCGAAGATCTATGCTCAGGTTCTTACAATGTTCTTGTAAGAGACTCAGCTGGCAACTCTCAGATAGTTGGAACTACTGTTGGATTTGATTTCCAACCTACAACTTATCAATTGTCATTAAGTGCTAACACCTCAGCGGCACAAACTACAAGTTTGAGTAACTACAACTCGAGCACAACTTATTATCAAGTGGTAAGTAATCCACCTTTACCTGTTGGACTGACTATTGGATTCAATCTTACACTTTCATCAATTAAAACTTTCAATGGGCCTGGTACAGGAACTATAACTGACACATTCTCTATCACACAGAATGGTGTAACCAAAACACCTGTGTCTTCACAAGTATCTACACAAACTGGTGGAAGACCAAATTGTAGCCCTGAAACTTATTCAGCTGTAACTGAGGCTGATACATACAGTTTACAGATTGGAAATGGATCACCAGTGTTGATTACAAACACGTCGGTGTTGAGTATTACAAATGGAGCCGCAGGTGCCCAAAGTAACTGTTTGACAAATCTTACACAACAAATATTTGCACAGATTACTCAAGCATCTGTTAATGGATGTGCTTGTTGCACTGTGGTTGCGGATGCCACATCCAATACAATCAACAATAATAGTGTGACATACAACGCGACTGGTAACGCACCGTCCAAACCTCTTAATGGAACTGCTAATGTCCTTTGTGGGTTTAATGACATCAATACTGTGTTGATCAACAATATTGTTGGTGGTTCAGGTCAATATGATATGACGGATACCTATTATGAAACTTGTGGTGATGCATTGAATGGATCGTTCAGTTCGATTGTAGGAACGTCAAAAGATTATCTATATATTCCAAGTGGAACTGTATACTTCGGACTTAGAGATTCTAATAACCCATCTAACAAGACTTGTATAACTGTGGTAGTAAATTGCGACTTCGGAGCTATAGCATAAAAAAACAGAATAACTATTTATAGACAATGGCATATATTATTAAAAATACCGCGGGATTAATTAACACCAGATTGACTGATGTTGGTAGGAGAAATTTGTCTCAAGGTAATTTCAGTATTTCTTATTTTCAAATAGGAGATAGTGAAGTCAGTTACACTGCAGTCCCAAATTACAATCAAACAAATAATAATATTTTGATGCCAGCATTCAATGCTCAGAATGATACAGGGTCACCACAGTCTAACAAACAAAATATAAAATATCCATATTACGTTCAAGGAACAACGGGCAATACATATGGTATTCCGTTTATGGATTCTAATTTCCAACAAGTTTATAACTCTGCTGGCGTAAAAGGGTTCTTCACCACAGGGACTACTGAGATTCAAACAAATTCGGCTTATACGATTACATCAAACTTTTGGGTTGATATGTCAACCGTTTCTGGACAAACTACATTGGATATCGAATTTGATCCAAACGTTTGTGATTTAACAACAACAGGCACTCCATCGATAAATGATTTTGTTACAATAGTTTATGATGGTAATGGTGGTTGTGGGGACTTTGTAACAAATCAAATCTTAACCTATAAAATTCAAAATATGAGTCCTGTGACAGGAACAACAGGATCTACATTTACTTTGACATTAGATAGAGCTCTACCAAATTACGACTTTTTACCAGTTCAAACAAACTTCGCTAGACTATATGTTTATCCATCTGGGATGACTGAACTTTATGATTTTGTTACACCTGCTCCATATTGGCAAACTGACACGTTGAATTTTGAGTCACCTTGTGATGTGAGCAACAGAGAGAATACTCCCATTTGGAACATGAATATCCCTTGGACTGAGAGTCCCGCAGGTTTGTTTAGTAATCAATACGAAGATTATACAAAATTTGGATCAGTATCTTATATCGGAACAAAGGAGTATTTGGGTTATAATGAACCATCAGGTCAAACCGATACAAGCCAAGTTTTCTATTATAATTCTTTCGATGAGAAAATTATAGTAAGACCTCAGGATCAGAAAACTATCGCAATCATTCACTACACAAATCAAGATATTGATCATGTTTATGGAGAGAAGTTTTCAACACAACCATTCGATCCGCAAAACCCAACAGATGATATTGGTTTGGCTAGACACCTTAAATTGTCCATCCCAACTTTGATGTGGCACAAATCAACTGGATCGACAATCGGTCAGACATTCTTTATTGACCCTCCAGGATATGATTTATGTAAACCATATTACATTAAGTCAACTAAGAACATTGATATGAATGATCCTGGTATTAGATATTTCCACTTATGGGATACTAACGCTGACTCCAATGGAAACCTTAATAGAATAGGTAAAGTATTCCCTGATCAAGAAATTATTGTCATAGATGATGAAGAAGTTATTGCAGCATTATCCTACAAGTCTAATAGAAATTTCACGTTACCAGCACCTAAGGTTAATCTATTGACTCCGAATATTTGTGATACAGGGAATAGTTCAACTGGACTTATGACCGATCCAACCCAAAGATTGTGGGTTAGTTATTTGTTCGAATCTCAGACTGGTATAACAAGTTCGTTACATTGTAACTATTATTCTCAAGTTGTTGCAAATAATACTGTGACAGCAAACACTCAGAACGTAGCGGTGAGATTTGCAGGAGAATTCAACTTCTTGGGATCAAATCAGTTCACAGGATATACTGCGACATCGATGAAAATTATTTGCCAATTGGTAACAGGGGATACTAGACCATCACCAACCGCTTGGAGAGAAATAGATGTTACCTCAGCAATGACTTTATCGAATGGGTTCATCACACAAAATTCATTAACGGGAACAACATTCCAAATTACCGCTGATGATTATAATAATGCATCAATCTACCAACTACAAAACTATTTGGACATTCCCATGAATGGACAAACAAATGTATTGAACTTTGGAGATGAGTATTATTTTTATGGAAATTTTGAAACAGATATCTCCGCAACGATTTATGAGATGAAGTATCTCATAAATTTAAACAGAAATCAGTTCACAGACACATCCAACCCGACTTGGACAAAAGGAACAAAATCATATATTACTGAAATTGGGCTTTACGACTCCAACAAAGATCTTATAGTTATATCTAAGCTACAATCACCAGAATTACGTCAAGGAATTCAACAGTTTGTAGTAAAATTAGATTTTTAATTTATGGGAAAAAACATCAGAAAGGATTCACCTAAAGTTCTTGGACTCGATGTGTCGACAAAAACAATCGGATGGTCTTTGTTCGACATTGAGACTGGTAACTTATTAGAATTGACACACATTTCACCAGTTCCTAAACCTAAAGTCGAGAACAAAATTGAAGAACTCTTACTCAAGGGACATATCTTCAAGAAAAAACTCGAATCCTACGTTAATATGGGGATTCAATACGTTGTTATCGAAGAACCACTATTGAATTCGAATAACGTTTATACTGTGGGAACTTTGTTAAGGTTTAATACACTAATTTGTAAAGAAGTCTATGACGTTCTCGGAGTAGTTCCTGATTTCATTTCAACTTATAACTCAAGAAAATTTGCTTTCCCACACTTGGTCCAAGAAAATGACAAAGGTAAATTTGTATTGTTTGGAGGATTACCAAAGGATATTGATAAAAAACAAATTATTTTAGAGTTAGTCGCCAAGAGAGAACCTCAAATCACGTGGCAATATACTAAGAACAACACATTAAAAAAAGAAAACTTCGATCAAACTGACGCTTATTGTGCAGCTTTGGGTTACATGAAGATGAAAGAAATTTGGTAAACAAATTTTTTTTCGTATCTTAGCCTCATGGCACTACAGACATCACAATCCAAGTTAAGAAGGACCTTACTTAAGAAACATTGTAAGGTAAAAATCGACGAAAGATACATTCGTGGAGAAGTTTCCATTATTGGATACCGTAAATACTCTTGCAGAGAAGAAATCGACATCGAATTTCGAGGTGAAATTAGTGCCAGAGTTGGGTATATATCACCTGATAAATGGTATAGTTTGGAGGAAATGGAAAAAGTCAAAAACCAAATTTCCAAGGTAAAACTTACTAGATTTCTCAAAAGAAGGTTGTTTTATCCCGTGAGCAATAAGTTGGCGTATTTCAGTATCAATCTACATGTTTCCACAGATATCAAGAAAGTCAAATGGGTTGGTTGATAATCTATTCAATTTGTTTATTTACGACAATTTTATTTTTTGTGACTTTTCACCTGTTTGAAGAATATTTGAAAGAAGATCATCCAATTATGATTTGGTGGAGAAAACATATCGTTGGTCGTCAGGATGATATTCTCAAATAATTTATTATATTTGTTTGATGAGCGATGAAGTTGAAGTTTTAGTAGAATTACTCACAGAGTTTCTTGGTGACTTTCACCAACACTACGAATCAAAAGGTCAAATATCATTTGACTGTCCTGTCTGTGCTGAAGAAAAAGGATTGGACGGTGGTGATGGTAAAGGTAACTTGGAAATCAACTACGGTAAACACGTTTATAAGTGTTGGTCTTGTGGTGAGACTCACGGAACTCACGGACCATTGGGTAAACTATTTGACCAGTATGCGACCAAAGGTCAAAAGAAAGTTTACAACTTAATCAAACCTGAGGAACTCAAGCAAGAGGATATCAAACGACCCAAACTCAGATTGCCCGAAGGTTACACAACCTTCCAAGATTCCAACCCAAGATTCATTCCACACATGGAGGCATACAGATACCTCCAATCAAGAGGTATTACTGATGAAATGATTGAGAGGTTCAAGATAGGATATACCGTAAGTGGTGACTTTGCATATAGAATTATTATACCATCCTTCAACAAGGAAGGAGTATTAAATTATTTTACTGCCAGATCTTGGGTCCCCAAGAAAATGAAGTATAAGAACCCTTCAGTTCCCAAAGATGAGATAATCTTTAATGAGAGTTTAATTGATTGGGATAAGGACGTATATTTGTGTGAAGGACCATTTGACTCCTTATTCTTATCCAACTCTATTGTGATGTTAGGAAAAAAAATGAGTAAATTGCTTTTTGAAACTTTGTATTCGAAGGCGAATGCTAACATAATTATTTGTTGTGACGGAGATGCTTTCGAAGATGGATTAAGAGTTTACCAAGAATTGAATGGGGGTAGATTATACAATAAAATTAAAATAGTGAAATTACCCATTGATAAGGATGTCTGCGACCTCAGAGGTCAGATCGATGAGTATTATTATGAAATGAGATAATGACAGATTTAAAGGAGATATCCAAAGAGATTCGAAGTATAATTTTTGATAGACAAAATCAATTAGGGTTAACTTTCGAAGAAGAACAACACTTGTATACAATGAATGGAAAGTCAGATTGGCCCTCCGTTTCAAAAGTATTAAAAAAATTCTATCGAGAGTTCCCAACTCAAGAAGCCGCATACAATAAAGCTGGTGGTGACCCATATAAGCAACAAGCTTTGATCGAAGAATGGGAGGCCGCGGGTAGATACTCAACCAACTTGGGAAGTAGAGTTCACTACGAGCTCGAAAAGTTTCTTATTGAACAAAATGGTTCGTATAAAGAAATCAGAAAGCCAATTTTCGAATGTGACCTTACTCAACTAATGAAGAGTGACAATATGATTATGGGAGGCAAAAGGTATTTGGAACTTATGGAAAGCCGAAACGTAGTTCTTTTGGATACTGAAATGGTTTTGGGTGACCCGACCTTAGGATATGTTGGACAACCAGATAAAGTTTGGTTGACGTATAATAAAAAGGGGGATGACTTCGGGTTGTTGATTACAGATTGGAAAACAAATAAGAAAAAGAATTTCCAAGAGACAAGTTATACCGATAGAATGTATGAACCATTTAAAAAATATCCTAACACTGCACTTGGCCACTATTACCTCCAACTACCATTGTATGGTAAGTTATTATTAAAAATGTTGGAAGGAACAAAGTATGAAAATATCAAACTTTATGGGTGTATCATATCTCATTTACAGGAAGATACTTTTTTTTCTGAATACAGAGTTCCACAAGATGTGATCGATCTCATCTTAGAAATGGATATCCGAGAATATCTGAAATGAGATTTTGAATTCACCCAAAAAATTCTTACCTTTGATTCATATCTAAAATGAAAAAATATGTCAAAGGTAGACGATTTACGGCAGAAGTATCAAATAGTTGCTAAATCTACGTTCAATAAGTTTGTCGAAGGAGATAAAACACCAACCAAGAAGTATTTGGAGTATATGCTAAAGGCATGGACTGAGCGTCAAGATTATACTCATAAAAGAACAATTGGAGGTATTATCGAAAACGTTCTTCTATTCGATGCGTTAATCTCATATATTGAAAACAAAGACATTTATTCAAAGGAATATTCGGACTATCGAAATTTAGAGCATACCGTAATCAAAGCTCAAGAAACTAAAGAAGAAAAATCTTTTATTAGGAAAGACCATATTAAAGTTCTAATCGAAAACGAACGATTCCTCTTACTAATTCCAATAACACATCAGGGTTCCGTGAAGTATGGGGCTAACACCAAATGGTGCACGACAACAAGGGGGAACGACAACCTATTCAACAAATATTCCAAAGAGGGAATATTGGCGTATTTGATCGATAAAGAAGGGAATAAACATGAAGACTTCAAGAAAATCGCATTCAGTATGAATTTCGCAAATTCGGGATTGAATGAAAATTTCACCATCTATGATGTGAAAGATAGATATACTGGTGAAACTATGATGGTTGAAAAGGGTTGGAACTTTGAAGACTTATTTCATGTTTTTTCCGCACTCAGATACGTATTTTACAAGACGAAAGAATATAAAAAGAATAAAGATTTTGTTGATTCTTTTGTGAAAACAGTAAGTTCATTGGACATTGATAAGTTCGAAAAATGTTTTAATAAACTTGATGAAACATCAAGCGATGAATATATTAAAGAAACTAAAACTAAAATTGAAACATTCGTTTCAGCAATAAAAAAATCTAAATATGGAAATAAATAAACCAAAACTCAACTTACGGGAGGTCCCAACGGTTAAATGTGATAATTGTGGTGGAATATACTTCAGAGAGGTAACTTATCTTAAACTTGTTCCAAAACTTTTGGTAGGCGCCGCTGAAGATACAACCGTTCCATTCCCAATTTACAAATGCGATTCTTGTGGACACGTCAACAAGGGTTTCAATCCTTTTGAGGATAAAGATAAAGTTTCATTGGAGGCGTAAAGTTAATGATTAAGAGACTAATACATTTTTCTGACTTACACATCAGGCTTTTCAAGGACCACGATTTATATCGATCGGTCCTTGAATTTGCTTTAAAGGAGTGGCAAACACTTCAACCCGATCGAATTGTTTTCACTGGTGATTTAGTGCATTCCAAAAATCAAATGACACCAGAGTTAATTGAATTTGTGGCTTGGATTCTTTCTGAGTGTTCTAAAATCGCAAAGACAATAGTTATTATAGGGAACCACGACTTTCTTGAAAACAACAATACGAGATTGGATGCTCTCACTCCAATCATTGACTCATTGAATAATGAAAACATTGTTTATCTCAAGAATCGAGGAGTCTATGAGGACGAGAACATTAACTGGTGTGTTTATTCTTTAATGGAACATAATATTCCACCTGATATCCAAAAATCAAATAACAAGAACATCGGTCTATTTCACGGTCCAATCACAGGTTTATACACTGATATTGGATATAAGTTCGAAGATAGTTTCGATGTTTCCAAATTCAAAGGTTGCGATTTGGTTTTATGTGGAGACATCCACAAGAGACAAGTTTTCGATATCCCTGGTGGGAAGAAAGCATATATGGTTGGGTCTACAATTCAACAAAACTTTGGTGAGAAGGTAACCAAACACGGATATGGAGTTTATGATATTGATAAAGATCAATACGACTTTGTCGATATTCCAAATCCAAAACCTTTCTTATCCTTTTACATAAACTCGATTGATAACTTAATTGAAGGATCTGAAAAATTGGTTAATTACTAATGGAATACAAAATAACTCTCTCGAACACTCAGAACACAGACTTGGTATCTTATTGTAATCTTAATGACTTAAGGATTAGTGAGGTGATTATGAAATCTTACCTTGAGGGATTCAACATCGAGAGGTATGGATTATTGAATGTGGGTGGGACTCGTGAAAAACAGGTAGAGAAGGAGGTTATTGTTGAAAAACGGGTGGAGATTCCAGTCGAAGTCATTAAAGAGGTTGTCAAAATAGAATATGTTGAAGTCGAGAAACCTGTTGAAAAAATTGTCGAAGTAATCAAGGAGATTGAAAAACCTATCGAAGTAATCAGAGAGATTCCTGTTGAAAAGGTTGTCATTCGAGATGTCATTAAAGAAATACCTGTTGAGGTAGTGGTTGAAAAGATTGTTTATGTTACAGACCAAGAGGAAATGAATTCAAAAATTTCCCAAAAAGAACAAGAGTTTGAAGAACAAAGACAAATATTTTCCACTAAAACACAAGAATTGGAAAATAATTTTCACAATGAGAAAAACGAATTGTTGTTGAAAATACAACAGTTGGAAAACGCTCCTCCGAAAGTTGTTGAAAAAGAAGTTGTAGACCTTGGATTGAAATCCAAACTCGACGCTCTTCAGAATACAGTTCAAAAGTTGAAACTTGACAATATAGAAAAGGATAAACAAATTCGAGAATATGAAAAAACCATTGAAGACATTCAAAAGTTTCAGATGGATAAAAAGGCTGCATTCTTGAAAGGATCAAATTTGGATGAAACACTTTATAAATAAATTATGAATACACAATTGTTATTATGGATGATATTGGCTTATGGGTTAAGTAATATCGTCGTTTATGGTAAAATTTTTGATAAACCAAGAACTTGGATCAGAAATTGGGGTAATGATGAATACTATATTTTCAGCGATGTTGGAAAATTTCTAACCGAAATGATGTCTTGTATGATGTGTTTCGGGTTTCATTGTGGATGGTTTTTAGCTATCACAATATATTCACCTGTCAGTCATATTCTTGGAGTTCCCATTTGGATATCTTGGTTTTTTGATGCATTTTTAGCGTCAGGAGCTGTATGGGCAATCAATGCAATAATTGAGTGGTTCGAAGTTAATAGACCTAAATCAGAATAAATTAAATAAAAAAACAAATGGGAAAATCAAAAGTAAGAGGTGGAGCCAAGGCTCACAGAAAAAGAGTTGAGAATAGAAATCAAAACATTAAGACACAACAATCTGCAATTCAAAAACTTTTCAATGAAACAATGAAACTTCAGATGGAAGAGTTCAAGAAAAAACAAGAAGCTGAGAAAAACGAAACTTCAGAAACAAACCAATAAAATGAAATGGGATTTATTCAATCCATATCCAACTTACAATTATACAAATATGCCAACTAATTTAGATATATCTACATTAGAAAATCCTTACATTCAGGTAATTTGGGAGGACACCTCAGAAAACTTTACCCAAGAAAAAATCAAATCGGTTAAGCAATATTTTGCCAAAAAATACCAATCCACAAACATCAATGTTATCACCAAAGTTAAAACTGGTGACCAAGATGGAATGCAAACCGTTGATGTTTCGGTTAACATTATGGATAAGAATTACCAAAAAGAACTTATTAAAAACTTTTTGGAGTCCAAAGGACAAGATCAATATCTCGATGATATTATGAATATTGATTCTGCGGTTGAAAACAGAATGTTGATAAATGAAGTTGAGGTTACTCCATTCAAAAGATGGTATATTAAAAAAATCGAATTCAGTAACTTTCTATCTTATGGACAGAATCAGGTAATCGATTTCGAAAAATGTAATGGGATTACTGTGGTTGAATCAGATCCACCAAATTTTGGGGGAAAAACTGTATTGACCGTTGATCTACTTTTATTTCTATTCTTCAATACCACAACCAAGACTCAGAAAGCTGAAGAGATCTTCAACAGGTTTACTGATGTAAATAAAGTTAGTGTCAAAGGTGACATCACAATCGATGGTGAAGACTACGTCATTGTTCGTCAGATCGAGAGAAAGAAGTCGAAGGCTGGTGAATGGAATATCAAGACTGAACTTGAGTTCTTCAAAAAACTAGCAGATGGACAATTATTGAACTTTACTGGTGAACAAAGAAGGGAGACCGAAAACTTTATGAAAAACTCCATCGGAAGTATGGAGGATTTCTTAATGACCATTGTTACTACAGCATCCAATCTTGAAGATCTTTTGGAAGCGAAACCAACGGCCCGAGGACAGGTCCTTACAAGATTTTTAGGATTAGAATTCTTGAAGAAAAAAGAGGAGACTGGTAAAGAAATTTATTCTGAGTTCTCCAAAGGTATGATGTCTAACGTCTACAACACAGAGTCTCTTAAACAAGATAATATAGGGTCCTCAGAGGAGATTTCTCGAATGAAAGGGGAAATCAAGGAGATGGACAAAAACATCTTAGACGTTGACAATAGACTTCAGAAAGGACAAGACTATAAAGATAACTTGTTGAAGTCCAAATTTACTGACTTGGATCAAGAACTTATTTCTTTAAATCCAATCAAGTTGCAATCGGAAATTTCTGACCTCGAAGGTGCAATTGATAACACTTCAAGATTGATTAAAGAAGTTAAAATCATCGAACCAAAAGAATATTATCATGAGGACAAACACGATGAGATTAAGGACGAAATGAAAACCGTTAATGGCGAATTAGTCCTTGCTCAGAATAAAGTTGAAGAGATTGAGGAGATGGTTAAGAAGTTTGGAGATGGGATTCAATGTGAACACTGTGGAATCAAATTGATGGAAGCAGCTCTTACAAAGAAAAAGATTGACGAACTCTCTGATTGGGAGAAGAAGGTAGAGAAGCTTTCAAAGAAATGGAAAGACCTTGATAGCAAGGAGAAATCCTACACTCAACTTAAGAAAGACTTTGATGAATATGAAAGAAACAAACTCATCAAGGAGAAGTATGAACTATCTTTGGAATCTAATCAAATGAAATTGGATCAAGTCAAAGATAAACTCAAAAAATATGAAGAAGTTCAAGATAAGATCAAAAAAAATAATGAGATCGAAACACAACTTCTGAAGGCGGGAGCACGTATTGATGAGTTGATTGGAGAGAAACGGAATTATGAAAAAATCCAAACTACGAATTTCACGAGAATTGAATCTTTGGAGGCTCGGATTGAAAAAAATAACGATGTGATTTTAAAGATCGCAGAAGAATTTGAAAGAGAACGATTATACAAAATCTATTTGGAAATTTATGGTAAGAATGGTATTTCCAAAATGATTATGAAAACGATGATGCCTCTGATAAATTCAGAACTTCAGAGACTTCTTCAAGACTCAGCCTATTTCAACTTGGAGATTAGAATCAACGATAAGAACGAAGTTGAATTCATGATGATCGATAATTCGACTGGTGTTGAAAAACTAATGGTTTCAGGATCGGGATATGAAAGAACAATCGCAGCGATGGCACTCAGAGCAGTTCTATCTAAAGTGTGTTCGTTACCAAAACCTAATATCATCGTTTGGGATGAGGTGTTCGGAAAGATTTCTAATGATAACCTTGAAATGGTTGGAGAGTTTTTTACAAAAATGAAAGAATATTTCGAAAAGATCTTTGTTATCACTCACAATCCATTGGTTAACAATTGGGCGAACAATGTGGTTCGAATTACAAAGACAGATAATATTTCAAAAGTCTCACAATAATGTGGGACTTTTTGTTTAATTAGATAGTTTTCATATATTTGGGGTATGAGAAAAATACAAACAACAGAAATTAATTTAGAACTACTAGCACAAGCATTGGGTCTTGCAAATAGTGAGGATGCTTATAATTTTCTGAATGATGGTAGAATTATTGGGAGATTAGGTGAATTTTGGGTAGAAGGACAAAGACAAAATGAAAACTCCCCATTCGACGTAAAGAATAATAATGGTGAAAGAATCGAAGTTCGTTCTATCACAAAGAAAGTAAGTTTTGCTTCATCCAAAGAAGTTGGGTATGGAAGAAGTGTAACTGAAGAAGGATTTGCTGAAAAGTTGAATTCTTTGGACAAATATATATTATTAGATATAAGGGGATTGAAAGAAGGTAAGGTACACATGATAGAAGTTAAAAAAGAACAATTAGATACATTACCAATTGGTAAGAATAAAGATATCACCGCTAAAAAATTTTATGAGGTATATGATGGAGTTAAATAAAATTTACAATGAGGATTGTTTAATGACTATGTCAAATATGGATAATAACATTATTGACCTGACTGTAACATCACCACCTTATGATGATTTGAGAACTTATAATAATCATATCTCAGGGAAAAAAACTGAATTTAATGGGTATTCTTTTGATTTTGAAACTATTGCGAGAGAATTATATAGAACGACGAAACAAGGTGGGGTTGTTGTTTGGGTGGTAGGAGATGGAACAGAAAAGGGTAGTGAGACAGGAACCTCATTTAGACAAGCATTATTCTTCAAAGAAATTGGATTCAACATACATGATACCATGATTTACATGAAAAATAATTTTTCGAACCCATCTTCAAATAGGTATCATCAAATTTTCGAATATATGTTTGTATTGTCTAAAGGAAAACCCAAAACATTCAATTCGATTAAAGACAGAAAAAATGTTTATGGTGGTCAAATCGGCAGTTGGGGAAAAAATACATCGAGACAAGTCGATGGAAGTATGGTCGAAAGAAAACGAAAAGTTATCGAGGAGTATGGGCAAAGATACAATGTGTGGACATTCAAAACCTCGAAAAATGGCCAAGAGGATGAAATAGCTTACCAACACCCTGCAATATTCCCAACACAGTTAGTTAAAGACCACATCATAAGTTGGACAAATCCTGGTGATTTGGTTTTCGACCCTTTTATGGGTAGTGGGACCACTGCAAAGGCTGCAATTCAAACTGAAAGATCTTATCTTGGAAGTGAAATTTCTAAAGAATATTTTGACATATGTGTCAAAAGACTTGAAGTCAAAGAATAATTTTGCAATTATTAGAAATTTGTATACCTTTGTTGTATGCAAACATTCTTACCATACTCAGACATTACTGAATCAATGAGAGTCCTTGATGACAAGAGACTTGGAAAACAACGAGTTGAGACCTATCAAATTATAAGTGCAATTACTGGCAGACCAAAGCTGGATGGTTCCCCCTACAAAGGGTGGATAAACCATCCATGCTCTGTTATGTGGAGGAACCACGTTCCACTTCTTAAGATGTATTTGAATGCAAGTATTGATGAGTGGATCAAACGTGGGTTCAAGAATACTATGGATAAGGAAGACATTGATGAGTCGGTTACCTACCCTGATTGGTGGGGAAATCAAAAGTTTCATGATTCACATAAGTCCAATCTATTGAAAAAAGATTTTGATTTTTATTCTCAATATAGATGGACTGTCGACCCTACGAATCCGTATGTGTGGAAGGATAAAGATGGTAAGTGGTACGAACAACATTCGGGAACAAAAGGTAGAGTTTATTTTGAGTTGAATAAAAAATTAGTAACTTTGTAAAAAAATAATCGAACATATGAAAAACTACTTAGCTACAGTTATTGGTAATTTCATTACAGACGAAAGTTGTAATGATATGGTAATGTCAGTTGCACCATTGGTGGATTCGCGAAACATGAAGTATCAATTCGGTGGAGGAATTATACTGATGCACTTCGCAACAGATGTCCCTAAAGAAGAAATCTTTGAATATATTACTGGACTCATCCATGTTGATAGTGAAATATTAATTTTGACAGAAGTATCTGACAAGGTGTCAGTTCACGTCCCTTACGAAAAATCTGGACATTTATTTGATTTGGATAATCCTGGACTAAATAATGACTATTCAATCGACATGAAAGGTGTTATCGAGAATACTGATTTGTATAACGACTTAGATGAGGACGACATCGATATCAGTTTTTCAAATGAACTAAAATTTTCAAAGGATTTCGAGGCTCAATTTATGTCAAAGGTTTCACAATGGATGGGCACTTTGCCGTCCAAACCAACTTTGGATACTATCCTAGATAAGATTAATATTTTAGGAATGGACTCACTTACTAAACACGAATTAACTCTACTTCAAAACTACGGTAATAACTAATATGAAAGAAAAATCAGGAATTCCTATCAATCAAGAAGAAATCAGTCATTATCTAAAGGATATTCGTAAACTCAAAGTGATGACTCCCGAAAGAGAAAGGGAACTTGCTGACAGAATGTTATCAGGTTTCATTACTGAGGAGGAGAAAAAAGAAATTCAAAAGGAGTTGTTGGAGGGAAACCTTCGATTTGTGATTACTGTGTCCAAACAATATCAAAATCAAGGATTAGATCTTTGTGATCTTATTGCTGAGGGTAATTTGGGACTGATGAAAGCGATCGAAAACTTCGATTGGAGTAAAAGACTAAGATTCATTTCATATGCGGTATGGTGGGTAAGACAATCTATCTTGCAATCCTTGAATGAAAATGCTCGAACCATTCGACTACCAGTCAATGTTGTTCAAGAACTTCAGAGAGCGAAAAAAGAATTGGATAAAGCGGGTATTGACCTTCCTGAGAAGTTGGTGAATTTACCTTATACCATCAATTTGGATAATCCTTTGAATGAAGAAGGTGATACCCTACTTGATATTTTGGTTAATCCAAACGCTGACGCTGCAGATAAAAATATGTCGACCGAAGGTATTTTGAAAGAAAAACTTTTGGGTATGTTGGATGTCTTGGATGAGAGAGAAAAGATTATTATCCAAGACTATTTTGGGTTATCTGGTTCAGTTAGGACCCTTGAAGACATTGGAAGTGACTTCGATTTGACCAAAGAAAGGGTTAGACAAATCAAAGAAAAGGCTCTAAGAAAGTTACGGAACGAGACCAGTATTTTGTTCGATTACTTGTAAATCAAAAAAAAGGTGTATTTATTTAATACACCTTTTATATTTTAAGGATAAACGTAAAACATTTCAGAATGAAAAAATTTATTGAAAACAATTTTGTTAT